GCTATTCGCGTAGATGCAGATAATTTTGTATGGCATTGTATTGTTGTTGCAGAAACGGAAGTTACTTCAGGAAATTCTGCAATTTGTTTTGCTGTAAATACAAACTTAAATGCATTTGTAAGTCAACGTTTACAAGTTACTTTTGTTAATGGTGTAATTACTTGGTTTGCTAATGGAACACAAGTTGCCACCGTTTCAATAGATAGTTTAGAAACAGCTGGAAATGTATTTAATAATGGTGGAAATGCCAATTACGCATGTGTAACATCAATAAAAGGTGGTCCAGGTTCGAGTAGTTTGACTATTCCAGGAACTTTTACTATTAATGTAGAAGAAGCAGCTGTAATTAGAAACCTTCCACATACTTTTAATAACTTTGAAGATACTGATACCGAAGTTACAGCGACCGATATTGCGTATCAAACAACAGGTCTTCAACTCCTTAAAAAATTAAAATGAGGTATTAATCATGGCAGATATTACAATTCAACAAGCATATGCCCTTGCAATGGGTACACTAGTTCAATTTAGTACTAGTGATATAGTTGCAAATCGTGGTTCTATTTCATCTGTTGGTTTAAATGCAAGAGCTGTATCTCTAAAAAGAAATAAACTTTCTTCATTAGTAAGAGCTACAGATAATCTTGCTGCATTAAATCTTGGTGATATTACTTTTGTTAACAAAGCAGATAACTCTAGTTCAACTATTCTAACAAATGCAAATAATCCAGATGATAATGCCTATATTTTAATTAATACCACTACTAATGCAAATGGTGGTGTTTTAGATTACCTACAAGGAAGTAGTTCTATTGATTCTACAACTAATGCTCTTAGTAATTTTGAATCTGATTTACATAGAACAGGTAGAATAATTTTTAATAAACTAAAGAAATGAGGTTTGTATGTCACGAATGCCAATGATGGGTATGGGAATGGGTATGCCAACAGGTATGGGCCCAGGTATGATGGAATCACAGATGGGTATGGGTGCTCAAATGCCTATGCCACCCGAAGAACCACTGCCAGTAAAGAAAAAGAAGCCAACTAAGAAAAAGGTTGGTAAGAAAGCTAAGAAGAAATGAAAATTAATAAAACAACTAAATCAGACTTAGAATATGTGAAGAACCGTACTGGTCCTAAACCAGACTCTAAGAAACCAATTCAAACCAAGAAACCTAAGACTCGTTCCAAGTAACGAACAATCTAAAGGAGAGATATTTAAATGCCAGAAATTAATAATGCTGAACAATCTCAACCTGTTGAGACTCAGCCAGAGCTAGCCACACCAATTCAGACAGAAGATCCAGTTACTGTACATGAGCGTGCAATGTTCATGAAGTACGTTCAAGATCAAGGGCAAAAGATTCCCAGTAACTTTAAATCAGCTGACGCTTGGTTTAATAGTCTGAAAGAAGCCCAGAAAATGGCTACTCAAAAATCACAGGAAATAGCTGCTCTTAAGAAGCAGTACAATCAAAACGGCGTGAATAATCCCAACTTTGTTGAGGACTCGCGTCCAGTTGCTCAGGCTGAGCCAGTCGAGGACCTATCAGGTATCCCTGAGGATCTAAAGATTGCGCCTCAACCAACTCCGCAACCACCTACAGGTCGTGTTAGTTCAGAAGATTGGCTTCGTTGGGGCAAGGAAATTGACTCAACGGGTGCCGTAAGTGATGCTACACGCAAGGAGATTCAATCTAAGATGGGTGCGGATGAGGTCATTATTGAGCAGTTAATCAAGGGTCGTAAGGCTCTTGCCAAGCAATCATGGGATGATGCGGCTGGGGTTGTCGGAGGCAATGACAACCTTAAGCGCATGTTCAAATGGGCTCAAGAAAGCTTAACTGCTGAAGAAGTAGCTGCTACAAATAGAGCACTTCAGACTAATGCCTATAAGAATGTCCTACTAGGACTTAAGGCTCGCTTTGAGCAACAAAACCCACCAAAGGCCCCTTCACAGGAACCTAGGCCAATGGATAATCGGGTAAACCCCTCACAGGTTCCACAATCCGTACAGGTATTTAAATCCTTTGCTGAACAACAAGCTGCACTGAGAGATCCACGGTATCGCGTTGATGCCAACTACAGACAAGCAGTCGAAGCAATGGTTATTAACTCATCTAAGTACGGTTATAGAAATCGTTAACTCCGTATAATCTTTACAGACACGGAACAATTGATGGTTTCTCCTTTGTTTTAAAATTAATAATAATAGAGAGTTTCTATATAAGGAGAAACAAATATGCCAGAATCATTATCAGCAGGACAACTTTATCCACAACCCTCAACTATTGGTAGCTGGATTGGAGGCGGTACTGCCGCAGCTAGCAGTTCAGCTTCCCCAGCAGTAGGCACAGAAAATTATTGGCTTCCTATTTGGTCAGGCGAAGTAATTAACGCTTATGACCAATATAATCTTTTTGAGCCACTAGTTACTACCGAAACAATTGAATCAGGAACAACTAAAAGATTCCCAATTACTGGTACTATCGGTCATAGAGGTATTTGGGAAGCTGGTACAGAATTGCTTGGTGATTCCACTGCAAGTGGTACAGGTTGGTTTGACATTTCACTAGATCAGCGTCCAATGGCTGCATTCTTTGAACTAGACGATATTGCCCTTATGCTTACTCAGTGGGATTATCGTGCAGAACTAGCACGTCAAGCTGGTCTACAACTTAGCTATATTCGTGACAAGCAGATTGCTTGCATGATTGCTAAGGGTGCTTTTACTGCGGCTCGCAGCCCATTCGGTGTAAACTATGGTGGTATGAATGCTTCAACCAATACCCCAGCAGTTCTTCCACCAGCTAACGCATTTAATATGTTAGGTCTTCGTGGTGCAACTCAAACCGAAAGAACTGACGCAGCTCTACTTCTTCTTGATTACATTGAGCGTTACATGGTTCGTCTATCAGAAATCGATGCAACTCTTACTGACGTTTATTGCGCTGTAACTCCACAAGCTTTCCATGACATTCGTGCTCTTGGTATTGCTCGTGATGCTACTGGCCTTGTCGGTGGTGCTGGTCGTCCATTCTTCGGTGGAGTATCCGAAGCTGGTGGCTTAGGTGCTAATCTTGGTATGAGCAAATTTGCTATTCAAGATACACTTGAGTACATGGGTGTTAAGATTGTTAAGAGCAATCACCTTGCTCAACTTGACCACGCTCAGGTTGCTTCTGCAACTAACTCAGGAACCAACGTGGCTATTGCTGGTCTTGATACTGCTACAGGTCGTCTTTCAAATAACGATACAGTTCCAGTTATTACCGATCTTGGTGATGCTAAGTATGACTTTAACTGGCACGGACATTCAGGCGGTACTGCTCCTACTGCAGCTGGTGTAGTTGTTACTAATGCTGTACTTAATCCAGTTAAGGCTCTTATCTGGCAAAGATCAGCTGTATGTTCACTACGTCTACAAGGTATGAAGGTTGAGTCAGTTAAGGATGTTCGCCGTGGTACTTACTTTACCGTAAGTTCCATTATGTCTGGTGCTGGTATTCTACGACCAGAACTTTGCGGCGCAATTCAAGGCACTTATACTGCTGTTGCCTAATCCTAGCGTTAGCTAACACATTTTGGTTATATGTACCTAGGGGGTCGAAAGGCCCCCTAGGTATTTTTTTCTCAAGGAGGATAAATGAAATCATTTAATCCAATATCACATTCTAAAGGTCTTGGCGATACGGTAGCTAAAGTGGCAAAAGCTGTGGGTATTAAACAAACCCCTGGTTGTGGTTGCCAGAAACGTCAAGAATATCTTAACAAGCTAGTTCCCTACGGGAAGAAAGGAACTAAGTAATGGGACTATACAGTTATATCGATGCTGTTAATCATATGCTGTTGTCCTCAGGAGAACATTTGGTTGCTAATCTGAATAACGATGCTGGCGTTGATACAAGCGTTGCTGACTTTATTCTGAAACAAACAATCAAATCATATGTAATGCGGGGGATTGCTAACAATAGATTTGTTACAACCCTACCTTTGGCAAATGCTACTGTAGATGGTGTACTAACGGCTAATTGTATTCCGTTGCCATCTAATGCTTGTTATGCTCAGGTCGTGGAGCCGCTGTTTGATCCTACGACGGGGGAGGTGATCCAAACTACAATTAAGTCCGCAGACAGTGGACCTGTGCTTTTCAATATAACAAAGCAAACCGTAGTATTTTCAAAGGAATTAAAAGTCGAGGTTATTATTACCCTTGGCAATGAAGCAGATAAATATGGTTGGGATGATATTGATTCGGCTCTTCAAAGAGGAATCATGGAATCAGCTGCAAGAGAGTATCAAATGATCACACAAGGTGATCTTGATCTCGATAAACGGCTAGCCGTGAAAGAACAATACCATCTTGCCAGAGGACGAGCAGGAGATATCTTTAAGAAAAATAGATCTATATTACTAGGAGATCCAGGTACACGGGCAGCCGTGGATCGTAGAGGAATCCTAAGTAATGATCCATACTTTACCAGAACGAGGTTCTAATGAGTTTTATAAGACTTCCAATCAACACACTTAGTGGTGGCGTAGGCCGCCAAGCTCCTACTAAGAGATTAGTAAGTGAGGCTGAAAACATTGATAACTGCTTGGTTACACTTGAGAAGTCTGTCGAAAAAAGACCACCACTAAGTAAGGTTGGGTATACCCTGAAGAACGGTAGCCCCAGTAATTCAAGTTATTTACCCATTGTTAATGTTGATTCCTTGACTACCTTTAGTGGAGGAGGAGCAACTAACTTTACAACGGATAATCTTTATTTTCACTATTTAGATATAGATGGATTTAATAGATATTGTATTGTTATCAATAGAACAAATTATCAGTTTGATCCAACTGTGGATAAGAAATTTGAAAAGACAATCTCTGGAATTTTGGTGACAATCAATCTAAGTAATTTTATCAGTGTATTCAGAATTGAACCAACAGAGTGGATAGAAGAAGAGGTTGACTTTAGTCAGGGTTTTGTAGGAAACACAAGTGGATTCAATAGAGGAATCTTTGAATACATTACATTTGGTAATAAGAACATAACCACAAATTATAAAATTGCAAATCAAAGTTATACTGTAGCGCCAACAGCAATCGACCAAACCTTTGGATCTATGGACTTTGATGTTGGTTTAATTCTCTGGAATAAACTAGTTCCTCTGGATTATATGCCAAACAATGCATCTCAAGAGATTGTTTCCAATGCACTGTGGGCAAGTACCATCCCAAATAACGAACTAATCCACTCTGGAGATACAATTAACTATAAGACAGCCCTAGCTCCGTCTTCACCTAATCCATTGTTTGAAGACGATGTAACCAGTATCCTTTACTGGACAAACGTCAGGGATAGCATTGAATATGTAATTGATCCAGTAACCTTTGAAGAAACAGAAGAAGGACAAAGTGTAGAAAACTTCAGTATTATTCCACAGTATCCCGCTTCAGAAGTTGCTTCCGATGTCCAAGATGCCAATGGTTACAAGGCATGGAGAATGTTGCATCACTATTACGATAGTCCACGGTTGATTCCAACGTCAGATCCTAGCGGGCAACTTAACTTCAACTTGGATCACTATCATCAGTCTTCCCCACTTCCTGCTGTAGATCGTGATGGTTCTCAATTATACCTAGGTAAAGGTAAGGTTTATGTAACAAGAAGTTCATACTTAACCTTCCCAACTAGTTTCTATAGAGCAACGCGATTCGGCAAGAATCCATACTTTGAAAGACTTAGAACAGAAGACGCCAACTCGGTATTTGACCATA